CTATAGAGTATATAGATACTCCATATACTATAAAATGTGAACTTCATAAATTACCAAAGGATGATTTTCTCTACAAAGCAGGTATGCAATGGGGAAAGCCAGATATGGAACAACTTATGGAATTCATGGAAGATGCGTACAATAAAAAATTAAGGTATATGGATCACGCGAAAACACGGTTTTTAACGAGTAAAGAAAACGTTTTACAAGAATTCGTCGTTAATGTAATTCGTAACGAAAACAATGATACCGGTAAGAATAGTACCTGATGTAAGTGAACCTCTTTGTGCAATCAACATTGCAACTATATCGTCGATTATTTTAATATTTGTTGGTTTTTTAAAAAGTTCTGGTATGAGTTGGGAAAGTGCAAGATAAAGTGCCATGGCTATTATAACGGGTCTGAGTGTTTCCTGATCTAACATTTTATTATTACAATATATTTATTTTTTAGCGGAATGTTTTTTGCAATATTTACCACAAGATGCTCTAAAATTGCATTTTTTACCGGATAATGTTAAAGCAATACAGGTATTAACTTTTGTTCTATTTTCTATTTTCTGTTCGGGGACAGTTTCAATAAATTTGATTTTATACTTTTCTCTTTTATCGTCGTACTTTTTGCGAGACTCTCTGAGTTTGTGTATACTTCTCGCAAAACGTTCACTTTTTTCTATATCGTCACCGTATAATGATTTGGCAACATCTAGGTCTTTTTGTTCATACAACATGATCAGTTATATTTTGAGTTTGATTCCTGATATATATTATATATTTCGCGACTGAGGTTATAAAAATGCATATAATTATAGAATCGCAAATAACATAATACCATAAATATTCATATATACCCAAAAATGTTGTTAACAGCATAGCAAACATAATATATACAGTATATCCAATAATACCGTATAAACTGTTATTTTGCGTACTGTGTAATGGTAATATACATGCCATACAATTACATATAGATATCATGTTATCATATACAAGTGTATAATATGCACTAATTATTATAATAAACAAATTTAACCAATATATAATTTTCGGATCGAATATTTGATACCCGGGTTGTTGTACTCGTTGTTGAATTTCTATTTCGGTGTTAGGTAAAACTTCTAATACAGTGGGTCTTTCTTCTTCATAATTTATACCTATAATAGGAGTTCCATCGGGTTGTATAATTTCATTATAGTACATAAAAGAATGACGACTGAATCTTTTATGTATGTGCAGTTTAGATGCAAAGGTTTTTGTTTTCTGTGTAATTGTCCTTTAAATGTATATATTAAATCAAATAATTACGAAGTTAGAGAGCTTATAAGGGAATATAGAAATATCAGGCCTATATGGTTATATAATAATGAAACGTATTATAAATTTTTCGGTCAAAGTCTTAAGCGTGTATGTTTTTCGTGTTTCGAACGTGTAAAAACCCCAGATTTTAAAAAAATAAGAGATTTTGAAATTGGAAAAGTTAAATCGTTAAAAGGTCAGTGTTATTCATTGACTACAATATATTTACAATTATGGTACATTTCCTTACAAAAGTATATATGTAAAAATTTTAAAAATAGGCAAATGATCGTGTATAACGACATTTAAAAAAATGTGTTATAGTAAATAGTATGTGTGATACAAGTGGGCCAGACACAGGCGCTATAATATCACTAAATGCGATAGGTAAACAAGATACATACTTATTAGAAAATGAAACTACGAATTCATTATTTAATTACGATTCTAAGAGACATTCTAACTTTAGAAAATTTCATAAGAGTACAAACGTAATTAAACCAGGGAATGCTAAAGCGAGTTGGCCATTCAACGAAACTATAAAGGTTACGCTTAACCCGAGAAATATGGGTGACCTTCTCTCTAATATGTATATTTCAATGGAGCTCCCAGGATTACCATCTGAAGGAGACAATGATTATTATTACGCTGATCAAGTTGGTAGACACGTCATAGAATCAATAACAATGCGTATAGACGAAACCATTATTGAAACATTCCACTCCGATTGGGGTATAATATACGATGAGCTTTACCTAGATGAATCAGAAAAGAGGACAAAAAGGTACACGGTTAATAGAAATTTAGCCGAAGATACAGCTCTATCAGCGGGTAATCAAATTTTTAGCCAGTATAAGTCTAAACTATTTATACCCATACCATTTTTCTTTTCAAGAAAATATGAAGGTGATGAATACGATACAAATAAACCAAACCGTCCATATTTCCCGACGTGTGCTATTAATAAACAAAAAATACAATTTGATATAAAATTTAAACCACAAACATTTTTTACTAACTATACAGATACGATATCATTAAATAGTTTTGATATTGTAACCGAAGAAATTACATTAGAAGATCGCGAACGTTCGTATATAAAAAACAAAAAGCATATTTTAATTACCGATTTTGTACAAAGACACCCTTCGACTGTTATAAAAGCTGGTGAAACGAGTGCCAAACTTGAACTCGTTCCTAAAATACCAGTTAAAAGTATTAATTGGTTTTTTAGACGTCAAGAGTTTGAAGACGAAAAAATATTTACCGGTGGTAATAATTTATTAGCAAATGTGTTTGCAAATAGGTATAACTTTTCATCGAATGTACAATATTCAATAATAAATGAATTTTATAATCCACCAATGCTAAGCGCTAAAATATTTATAAATGGTGAAGATGTACCTGGTTTTCAAGATAGTGATCATAAATATTACAAATATACGATACCTTTATCGAACCGATTATCAAGGCCGTTTAGAAATATATACACGTATGCATTCTCGATGAATCCGATTAACGTGGAACCGTCGGGAAGTTTGGATTTTAGTCAATTAAAATCTAATAAAACTGTTCTAGATGTAAAAATGGTAAATGGATTAACGAGTGATTATACACTTAACATGTATTATGTTGGTTATCAAACACTTTCATTCGAAAATGGTTTCATGGTACGCGCTTATTAAATAATTGCATTTTATGATCTTTTATATAATCAATTATATTGTTTTTTATACACCATCTAATGAAATTTAACTGAGCAACAGTTGTATGAATTTCATTAGCTGTACCAGGTATGTTATATGTGATTTTATCCGCTCTACAAAATGGATCAAATAACTTTTTACTATAACCATCTAAACTCGATTTATAAGCGACGTGAACGCTAAACAATTTACCATCACACGTCTTATAAGTTAAGTTATTTTTTTTTGAATAATTTGTAATAAACCATTCTAAATTTCTTAATGAAATACCACCGGATTTATTTAATATCTGTGTCAAAATATCACGGTTTTCATGTATTCCGTAGAATTCATTTATAGACGTTAATAATACATTTGATCTATTCATCTTATATATTAAAATAAGTATAACTTTAAGTAACTTTGTTAAAATGTGTATTACACGGGAACGGATTATCGTCATCATCAGAATTGTCACTGTGTGATTTATCAGAATTTGAATAAATGTTCCCGTGATATGTTCGAACAGGTACATCTTCTATAGTTGCATTTTTTGCACATTTTTTACAAAATTGAAACTTACCCACAGTTCTTACAGCTCTTTGGCAACATACAGTACCTTTACTATTAATACCAAGGCATAAATACCCATTTGTTTGTGACTTTTTATGAGTATCTTGAATCAAATCCAGATTGTTTTTCAAAATGATCAATCCAACATTTTCTTTGGATACACGTTCTAAGGATTGGATGATTACTTTATCAATTCTTTTGAATGTATGTTCTAACATACATGTTAATAAATCTGAATATTCTTTATTATCATAATCACGTTCATTCAATGTTTTTGGTATATCAATATCTTCTTCTATATTTACAATTTTACAGTTTTTAGAAATTTCAGAAAATGGCTTGTTATATCTGATAGATAACGCACGATATAATTTGATTAGTTTATGTTTTTCAAGTTGATTTAAATTTTTTTCATAAATTGTATATGTTTCTGAAAAAATACATTCAATCATACTCTCTTGTATTATATTATGTTCTATTTTTTAAGTTTAAATATATCAGATATGCGTCTCTGTTTTGGGTCATAATCACATAGTTTATTACGTTTTTCTGGTTTAGAACCAGATATAAGTTCTCCGAATATTTCTTCTTTAGGATCATCAAATAACGGTTCTATCAAATCACATACGGGATTGAGAAATTTGTTAAGAAAATAGTATGGATAATCTATATCCAACTTTTTTTCCAATGCATATTTAGGATCTTCTGCTTTTTCGTATGCTTTTGCACGAGGGTCCCATGTTTTACATAAAATAAAAGGTACACGGTCACCAGATTGTGGCTCAGAACCGGGTTGTCTATCGCGCATTTTATTACGAACTTGTACGTGTGGTAAATTCTGAGATTTATACGAGTCTCCAAGTTGTTGTGAAAGAATCAATTTATCATTAGGAACGTCGCCTTCTAGTAATTCTACAGCACGTTGTAAAGCGAGTGCCTTTGGTGCAACTGTGTCATTACTCTCCAAAATAACATCAAGTAATTCTTTACAAACTTCTCGCATGTACGGTGTATTATCACGTCTAACAAGTTGAAGACCTTTTACGTCTATATAATCCATATTCATTTTACCATCTTTACCTTGTGTCCATAATTTTGCCGCGTAACGTTTTTTAGAATACAGAAAATATGGATAATATACCTTTTCGAGTTCGAGATTATTTGGTTTCTTAAAAAGTTTTGTACACTCCATCGCCGCACGTTCCCCAAGTTCCCAACTATATTTAATAGCATCTTCACCTTTACGTTCACCAACGTCAAATTCAACCATTACACTATCCGTGTCACCATACCTTACCTTCGCACCTGGATAATGTTTCTCAACGTAATTCTTAGTATCCTCTATCATCATACGTCCTTTCATTGTTGTTGTTGACGCTATGGGAACACACGGTAACATACCTTTCGATGCACCCGTGAAACCATACACAGAGTTCATTGATATCTTATACGCCAATTGTTTACCGTTATACATTTCTTTCAAAGATCCTGATGATTTGGCCATGTCTTTCTTAGCCTGTTTTCTAAACTGTTTAAGTTCTGTTAAAATACTCGGTACAAGACTTGGTACGTTTTGTACGAATTTATAATTACCAAACGTTTCGATCTCTAAATCTGGATATAATCTTTTATTTTCATAAATGGGGTCCATAATCATGGTTGAATAACATAAGTTGTGTGCGACCATTATAGATGGGTATAACGCCTCGAAATCCAAAGCGGTTATCGGTGTATAGTACGCACCTTTTTGTGCTTCGAGTACAGTTGCTCCTTCGTATCCATCTACCAACCCTTCACCCCATTGAATAGTAGGAACTATGTAATTCATTTCACGTGCTTTTTTCGTTAACTGACTAAACACTTTAATTTGTTGACCCCTTTCTACAAGGTAACATAACGGTACCCAAGTTGCCTTTGCCATCTCTATAAGGTTAATAAGTATACAAAGTTTAGAGAGTAATCTGTGTGGAAGAATTGTATCTTTAATACAATACTCCGCTACCTCGCGTAATTTTACAGGGTCTTCTTCCTTAAAACGTGCAAACATCTCTCTAGGAGACATGTCTATTTTCTGATCACCTAGATATAATTTAGAAACGTTATCAAGTTTATATGAATCAAGTTTATACCCCTTTTTAACTTCGTGAAATAAATCGAATATAAAACGTCCAGGTATTGGTAAGAGTTTAAGTTCATTGTCGCCAAGTGCACTAGAAGATAATTTCTTAATTTTCATTTCACATTTATACCCCTTAAGTTTACTCATTTCAAAAAAGTTTTTGGAACATCCGACCATTTTTGCACGCGTCATTATATATTCCATATCAAATCCAAATATGTTCCACCCGGTAATAATATCAATATCCATTTTTATCATATATTCACTTAATGCTTCGAGCATTCTCCTTTCTGAATCGTAGCTTAAAATAGTACATCCTTCCAGATCAGGGTCTGTTTTCTTATAACAGAAACACGTTTTATCGTATGGTACGTCATTACCAAAAGAACATAACGAAACGGCGATTTGGAAACAACAATCGCCGTATATATCTGCACTAGGAAATTTACCAGTAGAGCTATTACATTCAATATCAATAGAAGCTACAACAAATGGTGCGGTTTCAGGTTTATTAACAGGTTTTAGATTTCTCCAGTCGTAACACATCAAATCCAAATCAGTGTTTGCATAATTTGTTGGTGTACATTCATCACCAGAATCCAACCACCCAGTCGATTGGATACCAGTTATATGCATTAACCTCAGGACCGGTTCCAAATTAGACTCGTAAAGTTTCAATTTTACAAATTGGGGTTCCGGTATATCATACGGTTCACCGTATACTCTTGGTGGTGGTTCTTCGTATATCTTCAACGATTCTTTGAGAGCGTAACCAACTTTACGACGATTTGCCAGTGTTTCAAAAGTAAGTTTCATAAAATAGAACTTTTTACTGTTCTGAAATCCCCATACATCCATAGATGTCTGTATCTCGTAACTAATTATTAAACCAGGACACCGTTTCATAATACTCTCGTAATATAGTTCGGCGTGTGTATTGTAATCACCAGTAGGGAGTTTTATAAAAAAATAAGGTTGAAATTCTGTTGTAACACATACAGATTTACCGTCTTGTGTTTTTCCAAATATATGTACCAGGTGTTGTGCGTGTTTATCTTCGGTTTCCCATGTGAGGGCTTGAAAAACAACCATGTCTCTTAATACGTTTATGCTCAATTTTTTTAATATACTATATTAGTAAAATATGTCAGCTGCTTTGATTGACCTCGTATCGGTCGGTGCCCAAGATGTGTACATCACAGGCGACCCACAAGTCTCGTTCTTCAGACAAAACTATAAACGTCACACCAACTTCGCAATTAAACCAGAACGCCTCGATTATATCGGTACGTTTGGTTCGGGAAACGAAGTTTCCATCCCAATTAAATCCAAGGGAGATCTTTTAAGCTATATATGGATTGAAGGTACAGACATCAACAATAAAAACGATAACGCTAGTATATACAATAAAAACGAAACCGCATTCTCCCAGCCAACCGAATTTTCACTTTGGGTAGGTGGTCAAGAAGTGTCTAAAATAGATACGGGATTCATCAATAGTGCACACGGCGCTCTTTATAACACTACACAAGCTAAAGCTTCTGCGTGGGCCAGTTGCGACGATAAAGGTGAAAACTCGTCGGACCATTCCTACGTTATTCCATTCTTCTTCAGTGAAGATTGGACCAAATCTTTACCCCTCGTCGGTCTCCAATACCACCAGGTTGAAATCAGAATCAAGTGTAGAAACGGTACATTTGTACCAGGGTCTACACCAAAGGTATATGGTTCATACATCTTCCTCGACACAGAAGAAAGAGAATTCTTTGCTAAAACGGAACACGAAATTCTTATCACACAGACACAGTTTCAACCAATGACCGGTACGGAAAAAACCATCGATCTTACGTACTTTAACCACCCCGTTAAAGCCGTACACATTGCCGCATTTGGTACTGATTCTACGTATACATTTGGTACAAATGGTACTGCGTCCATGTTTATTAACGGTACACCACTCTTCGAGAACATGTCACTCGAATATCACCGCAACGTTGTTCCAACCAGACATTGTTCGTATTTCCCACCAGGTGCTAAAGAAGAACCAATTGCGACGTGGCCATTTTCGCTCACAATGGACAAGTCTCAACCAACTGGTACATTGAACTTTTCGAGAATAGATAATGCTAAAATTACGATCAGTGATCCAGGTGTGTCTAATGCACACTTTGTTCGTGCGTATGCAGTCAACTATAACATTCTCAGAATTAAGAATGGTATGGGTGGTGTTGCATTCGGAAACTAAACAATTATTAAATTTTATAATTCACCAGAGGAACCAAATCCTCTGTTAGCACGCATAGTCTTTTGTAAATCAGTCACTTCTTGAATAAGAGGTGTTAAACACTTTTCTAAAATTAACTGAGCAATTCTCTCCCCCGATTTAATTTCGAACGGAACAGACCCGAGATTAAATAGGCAGACTTTTAATTCACCCGTATAGTCAGGGTCAATAACACCGGCACCTACATGAATACCGTAACGTACAGTTAAACCCGAACGTGGTGCAATTCTACCGTAACACCCCAATGGAATTGTTGCACATATACCCGTACTCACAATATCCCGAGAACCAGGTTGAATAACCGTATCGTGTAAACTATATAAATCGTAACCAACCGATCCCGGAGATGCGCGCGTTGGTAAAGTCGCGTCAAGTGTTAATCTTTTAATTTGAAGTGTTGTTTCTTCGGAAGTCATTTTACTAAATATATACGTATTTCTTTATCTCATTAAATAAATTAGTATAAAAATATAACACGTTTGTTTGTAAATGAGTCTCAAGATTATAATGGGAAATATGTTTTCCGGTAAAACGTCAGAACTCGTTCGGCGTTTAAAAAGGTATCAGATTATAGGTAAAAATATTCTTGTCATAAACTCAAGCAAAGATACGCGGTGTTTGGAACATGTATTACGAACACACGATAACATCAAATTCAATTGTGTAAAAACAAATGACTTGACACAGCTTAATTACGAAAAGGTGGATGTAATAGCTATAGACGAAGCGCAATTTT